GTGATCTTGACGTAATCCAACCAAAATCTTTCATATTCTGATATGGCTCTATATCTTTCATCAAATTCACAGAATGAGATTCTATTGCTTCTGATTTTTCAACAAGTTTGCCGTTAACATGAATGTAAGTTTTCTTACTCATCTCATAAGCATCCTTGCTGCTTGTTGACGCATTTCTGCATCCATCTTTCTTTGTGGTTTTCTAAGACTAAAACTGTTGATTGATTCAACAAATTCCTGTCCGAATACCTTAGAAAGAATACCTAATAATGGACTATCGGCTGCTTCTCTTAATATTTCCTGTTCTTGTTTTGATAAACTACGAAAATTCTTAGCTGCCATCTGCATATCTATTTGCATTATGAAAAATCTCCTGGATTACCGAACAGACCTAAATTAGCTGCTGCTTGTTGTGGTTGTGTCATATTTCTGGTTCTAAGAAGATTAACCAATGTATTAGCTGCATATCCATAAGGCTGATAAAGGTTGCCTTGACCAGAATATAAGTAAAAAGGGTTCTGCAAATAGTCAGATGCTAGTTCATCTGATACAGGTGGTATTGTTGGATCATCCTGCACAGGATCACTAGGGTTTCTTCTAATAATAGTTTGTTCATTACCACCATTATCATCACCCATATTCATGTTAACATTTGTTGTTGGTATTACAGGTGAAAACACATCATAACCTGGCACAGAACCAGTAGGACTAGCCATGCCAAAACCTTGTCCAGTTGTACCTGTTATTTGTCCTTGTGCATTATAACTTGGTACTTGACCTCTATTTAGAGCATCTATCGTATTTTGTGGCCCTATTTTACTTAAAGCATTTATTCCATAGCTAAAAGGATTTTGTGGATCACGAAATACACTTCCTTGTTCTGCTCTGTCTCTGACATCTTGTGCAGCTTGGCTATTTGCAAAATTAAAATCCATTGCATCAGGAACAGCAGTTGAAGCAAAATATGATTGACTATCTGGGCTTTGACTTTGATCTGTGTTAGCTGAATTTATAGCTGCCTGTGATAATGTACTAGACATAGCTTGGTTGGCTTCTTGATTAGACAAACCCATATTAGCATCGAAACTATCAGAGGTATCTTCGTCACTATCATTATTAGATGACACACTACTTGGATCACTTATCCCTTGATCTGTCTGACCACCTGTGTTTCCTGTCGGATCATCGCCACCAAATGTATTTGGATCTTCTTCAGAGCCTACTGCATCACTTGAGCCATCATCGCTACCACCACCACACATAGCTTACCCTTTCATCATAAGTTTGTAAGTGCCACCGACATTTTCAAAACCAAACCTTTTAAGAAGTTTGTCTGTTCTGTCTAATAACACTTTTGTTGAAACACCAATGCACACTTCAGCTACTTTCTGCTTTTTGCCAAAGTTCTTAAACATTTTTAATAATATTATTGATGCTAAAGTTCCTCTGTTTTTCTTGTCTACAAACCAAACAAAGTCACTTAATATTTTATCATGTCCAAAAAAGTATTCGCTTACTTTTCCTGCAATCATCCCAACTAAAACACCATTTTTTTCTGCTACAAAACAACAGTAATTAGGATTGCTTACACACGTTTTAAATAAATTTTCTGCCTTAATATCTGACCAATCTAAACTAGCAAAAGCACTTTCCTTGTGCATTTGTCTACCTAGAATTAATATTTGTTCGGCATCTTCTAAGACACCATTTCTGTACAACATTAGCCAGTTACGATTTTAGCTGCATCTATTTCTAGTTTTTGCTGTTTAATAGCAGCATCGGTTTCTGCTTTTTGCCTATCAAGATCAAGTCTGGCTACCTTAACCTGTGCATCTGCCTGTGCTTGTGCAGTTTGTGCCTGTACTTTAGCAGCTTCAACCTCAACTAACTTATCAGCAGGATTTGCCTGTGGTTGTGGTGGTTGTATGGCTTCTAGGCTTTCTTCTAACTCCCTAGCACCTGGAAAAGCCCTAGCTGCAAATAATAACATCTGTTTTGCCTGATCGAACCCTAATGCACCAGAACTTACCAATGGCCCTACAGATTGTAAAAACTGTACTGTGGCAGTCAAAAACTCGGTTCTGTTCTTTTGATCCATAGCTGAATCAATAGCACTAGATTCCTCTGTATCTATAGATATTCTATAGCTTCTTAGTCGGTCATCACGCATGACTGCGACCACTTCTGGAGGTATAGCAATCGCAGTCATCTTTTCTAGTAAGGTTGGTTCTAAGTTCTCAACAAGCAATTCAGCCTTTAAATGCATAATTTTGTCTAAAAACTTTTCAATTCTGCGCTGTCTGTTGACTAAACGCATTGCACCAAACTGACCTTTGATCCTTTGTGCCGTTGCTGTTTCCCTAGATGCAGACTGACCCCTCATAATATCACTAATACCTGTGATCTCATAAATAGTCTCAATGACTATTTGCCTTGATTGATATAATGCAGTTAATGCCCTAATAAGGTTGTCCAAAGGGGCTTCTTGCATAACATTAGCAAGGCCACCACCTGCCTGTAACATAGCCATGTTATCTACTGGGATAAATTCATTATCATCAGCATCGGATAATCTAATCAGTTCTTGAAAACTAGCATCATACACACCTCGCCTTTTTAGGGCTTCGGTAAGTGCTGCAATCCTTTGTGTAATCAAATCTAGTTCAAATATCTGATCTTCATAGATAAACAACTCTGGTACTGGCAGAGTGGTGTCGGTAGTGGAGACTGCATATAACGGCTCTGGCATAGGCCAAAAACCATCTAAATTGTAAGGATCGTCAAAGTCCTCTAATATTTCATTAAAACTTGTTGCAACAAATATTTGTTTACCAGACCTCTTATCCCAAATCTCATAAACTTCAGCCATATCTGGTTCTGGATTGTCCTGATAATCAGACATTTCTGTTGATCTATAAGTCAGAGGTATCTGCTCACCCTGCGTTCCATAATAATCAACTAAGTCCTGCCTAGATAATAAATGCCTAAAAGCAATCCACTTTACATCTTCCCAACATCTAGCAGGTGATATTGTTAAATCTGACCAGTTAACGTGTTCACAGGTAATTGACTGCTCTCCAATAAACTCAACTGGATCACCCTCAATAAACATACCTCTTGAATCTTGCTTTACATTCTCCTGGTCAACTTCATTGCCATCAGGATCAAGTAGTCTTTGTGCAACCTGTACTTCACCCATTTGACCTGGTGCAACTTCACCAATACCAGTAATAGGCTCAACTGTAACAGGTATCCTCTCTGGCTCACCAGTAACTAAAACAGGATCATACCTCAACCTAATAGCACCACGACCAACAATCAGCATATCCTCAATGGCTTTCTTTACTGCATTGTCAAAGTCGTAAATATCTAGCTGATACTGTAAACCTCTTTCAACAACTTCAGCAATAGTCCTACCAATAGGATCATTTGTCTTAAATCTACGGCTAACCTTTGGCTTCGGTGTATTGAAATACAAAGCAGACTTCAAAGTATCAACATTAGAATGAAATATATTCATCCTAGTCTCACGTTCAAATCTGTTTACATTATCATCACGATACCTCTGAACTATGCCTTCAGCACGTTCTCGCCAGTTTTCCTCAAAACGTCTAGCCTTTAATATCTGATCGTTCCAATAAGCAGCCCTGTCAGCTTTCTTAGTTGGTTCTCTGTCAAATCCATATTCCAATTATAATCTCCACGATCCTGGTCGGCTTACGTTGTCCAAACCACTCATCATTTCCTCAATGGTTGGCTTTCGCCAAATATCCTCATCAATCTCTGGGGCTTGTCTTGTAAATGGCCTACTCATACAAGCATAACGAATATCATCTGCTGCATGATCTTCCTGTGTCGTATCTATATCTTCCATTCTGTGCTTATCATGGGTCAAAACTGGTAAGGTTCTAATAGTGTCAACGCAATCACTAAATACATAAAGCATAGGAACTCCATCATCACCCATCAACCTCTGACGAACCTGATCCCATCCTGCTACCCTTGAATTATCAGCCCTTCTAAACCGAACACCACATTTACCTAATCTTTCGCCAATAGACGGGCCACCATCAAACTTCCAAATGCTAGGATCACCAACACCAAAGTCTATTCTTTCACCCTTTTCCATTGACCGAATACCACTACCAACTTCTTCGGCAGTCATTCGCAAACCTCTATTTGGCCCTGCTGCTCCATACCACTCACGATACCTAATCAAAGCATCATCTGGTATAGTCTCATGTCCTTCAGCTACAGCCCACCAACCAACACTAAATGGCGATGCACTTCCCCAATCAAAAGACCTAAACTTAGTCCAATGATGTGGTATCTCAAATGGTCTTATAACGTGTAACTCACGTTTCCATATATCTCCAAAGAATGATCCGACAACTAAATCCCAATCACCCTCTCTTAATGCTCTGCCTAACTCCTCTGGCAAACCACTAAATGAACTCGCATAAGATGGATCAATGTATTTGTTATCTTCCATCTTCGCAGGTATATACATCGACAACCAACCCCTATCCTTTGGATTGTTAGGGTCACGCATCGTATGATCGTAAAAATACGTTTCACTTGGCGCAGGGTCGATATACAAAGCCTTCAAAAAGTTATGTGATTGACCACCTGGATTGGCAGTCATAATCAATCTTGGTAAGTAATCTTTCTGAACAGGCTCATAAGACCCTAATCTCATTCTACTCTTAATATACCCAAGCTGATAAGCATTGAACTGACCTGCTTCGTCAATCAAACAAATATGTATTTCTGTTCCTTGAATACGATCACAGTCACTATCACGTTCTAAATACTGAAACTGTATGCTCGATCCATTGTAAAACTCAAACCTTTTCCTTGTCTCATTGAAAGCACCTAACTCACTAGGCATCTCTTTCTTCAAAGGCTGAATATGGTTGCTGTCTAACTCTGGTAATGACCTTCTAAAAATAAAAGCATTTAAACCAGGATTCTCTAAACAGAAACCTATTATATCCCAACGACCACTATGAGACTTACCTCCACCTGCTGCCCCACCAAACAATATCTGCTTGGCTTTGCACTTGTGTAACAAATCCTGTTTAGGCTGTGGTGTGTAGTCTAGTTTTATTAGCTTCTTAGACATTGTGGTTACCTATGGTTGACGACAACCTGTAATTTTTGTTTTTGGTTTACGACAACCAAGTGGTTTTATTTTTTTGGTGCGTGGGTGCGTGTTTACATATCGTCTTCGTCTTCGCAAAAAGCCTAGCTATGGGGCTTGCCATAGGGGGCTATATTTTATTGAAATAGTCTGTAATAGTCTGTGGCTATTCTGTAATCGTTGCTGACCAACAGTTTAATCGTCTAGTGTAACAGGTTTAGCACCTGTCGTACTAACATCAACTGTCTCTACCTGGTTGTCTCTGTGTATATTTATCTGTACTGCTAAAGCATTGTTTTTATTATCGTTATTGCCAAATATCTCACGTTGAGTACGTTCTAAATACCAACTATCAGCTTTCCAATCACCTCTTTTACCTGCATTTTGTATGTTGGACAGCCTAGAAACTATAGCCACGCTTTCGGCTTCACGTACCAAACTAGCAAAATGTTGATCTTTCTGAACCCACCGATTAAAGCTATCATAACTTACACCACTTGCCTGTGCTGCTATCATCTTAGGATTCCCATCCCTTAGTAATGCTAGGATTGCTTCTCTTACTTCAATAGTATCCTTACCAAACTTCTTTACATGCAACGGCTTAGTTGTCGCAATGGTTGTCGTATGTCGTTCTTTATCCTCATTGGTTGTCGCTTGAGTTGTCGCTTGAACTACTTTCCTTGCCAACTTAACTTTATGTTGAACACCACCCCAACCTTCCTTACTAGCCCTCTTAGTAATAGATTGTCTTGATACATCATAATCATTTGCTAATGAATAAGCTGACTCACCATCATTGAACCTTGCCTGTATTTCAGCCCAATTAATTCCTGGTTTAGCTTGATTGTTTCTCATAATAAAAAACTGCCTATCTTACTGTTGCGATGTTGGTTAGGAAAAAGAACATTAAACAATAGGATATGCAGTATATAAAAAAGATACCCATATTTTGTCTAGGTTGTCTAGTGGTTACAAAAAATAATTTTTCACTCACCTTTTTTTTCCTTATTATGTATGAATGTTTTACATATCTCACATATAAAACTGTGCCATTTCTTATCATCAAAATGATAGGTGGCCTTACAATTAATGCACTTAACTGACTTACTCATCTCGTAGTTTCTCTATCAACTCCATCAATATAACTGTCCATTTAAGTTTAGCAGTATCTTTGTTACATCCTAAAAACATAGCAATCTTTCTCCAACTAAACTTAGATGCTCTAGCCCATATTAATTCTTTCTGCTGTTTATTAAGATACATCAACCACAAAAGAGCCTGATCGCATCTATCGATTTGTTCACCACTTGGTTTAGGTCTTGATATGGTATAATCGTTATATCCATAAGCCTGGTTAGGATCATTAGGATAATCTGGCCAATGCACCATCTTTTGTTTTCTGATAACTGGTGGCATCCTGTTAAGTACATCAACCATTTCTTCAAACCTATCAGCTAAGTCTACAGCAGTGTATTCAGCCATTATGTTACTCCAAATAAATGTAGGTATTGTGAAGGACAATGATGCCTAAACTCTGGATCATCAGGTGGTGGACAGTTCTTAAATATCCAATTACCTTTGCCATAATTAAAAGCCTTTGCTCTAGCTTCCCAACGACTACGAACTGGATCGACTGTTGCTGCTACTTTTAGTTCGGTTGTTATATTTTTAAATATCTGAAATAGATAAGCACGAACATTACCTTCTGGTTTATTCTCCAACCCTTTTCTTAAAACTGATAATACTACGTTGTCCTTTTCCTCTTTAATCTTATAACCAGATGTATGAGCCATCTTTAGTAACTGCCCAATAATATTCTCACCATCTTTATAAGTGGTATAACCTGCTAAAACATTCTTATAATACTGCCATTCATTTATATCAGTTGGAGCAGTTTTTGGCTGCTCACCATTAGTACTTTCTTTACTTAGTAACTTTAAGTACTTAGTAGTGTACTGATTTGCCGTATACGGCTCAGCCGTATCCGATAAACAAGGAAATGGTGAATCGTAGACATAGTATGAAAAACTAGAGTACTTTCCATCTGTTCGATGTTCTTCTCTGACAATATATTGTCTTTTAACTAATTGGTTTATGACCCTGTAAGTTTTATCCCTGCCATACTTAAATCTATTTTGTATATTTGTAGGCTTAACGATCCAGTTGTTTGGCTTTGACAACAAATAAACCATAACTGCCAGGCAATCAGCATCAAGCCCCTCATCATTGAGCATATTGTTAGGGATTACACTATAGTTTTCTTTTAAAGTTGATTTGTTTATAAACTGTTCAGTCATAGCCAACTTACCACAGGATTTTGTTTATTGCCCTTTTCCCAAACAAACCAAGCTAGAGCCATCATACCACCATCATAACTGTCACCATTTTTCATTAAAGACACTCTTTTAGAAAACACATGAACTCTAACTGGTGGACAAGTTTTATAAAATTCTCCTCTAGCAATTCCCTCTAAAGCCTGTAACTTTAACAACAAACATATTTTTTTATCTGCTATTAATTGTGTGTGATTAAGAAATTGTATTAATAATTTGCCGTAAGGTGGATTTGTTATGATGTTATCCCTAACATTTGTTTCCATTAAAAAATCTATATGTGATTGACCATAACCTCTGTCAACTAAATCTGTGCTTTCAACATCATATCCATTCTTAATAAGCACTTTAGAAATATGTCCTTGACCACAACAAGGTTCATATATTTTGCCGTCAAACTGCTCTACTTGTAACAATTTTTCAGTAGCTTGTGATGGTGTTGCATAAAAATCATTTTTCTCACGATCACCTCTAAAATTATGACCTGATATTTTCATAGCTGATGTTAATTTAGTCATAGTAATTAAACACCCTTCTAATCACATATGATCTAATCAAGCTAATAATGGTAAAAGCTAACCCTATGGCTGCACCATCCGACAAAGTTACATTGTAACCAAATGCAGGTAGTACAGTCAGATTAGCAAATACAGCCACCATAAAGCCTATGATGACATTCATAATTGCTTCAACTGCACTTCTACGTCTTGATTGCTTATACACTTTCTTCACTCACCCTTATCGCTAGTAATATCTCTGCTGCCACCTGTGGCACAATGCTATTGCCTAAAGCCTTTAGCTTTTTGGCTCGGTCTTTTTCTCCTTTGGTAACTCTTGGGATATGTTCTGGTTCTCTGTCGAAATGTCTAAGTAACCCTCTGGATAGCCCATCAGCCATGTCACCCATTTGCTGTTCAACTGACCTGCTTGTTGATCTTTCGCTATCTCTTGTCCTAATGTTGGATTTCTTATTCCCTTGATTACTGATGGTGGAACTGAACTGCCGTCTTTGTAATCTCTTGCTCTTGGTGTTGGGAACAGTTTGTCCTTGTGTATTTGATATGCCATCTCTGTTTCTAGGTATCTCTTGTGTCTTAGCTTCGCCATATTCTCTGACAATCTCATTGACATTCCTATTGATGCTCTCGGTGTTGGCCACATCTTTGTCGGTGTTGGAGATTGTGCATCCTTGACTGCTGTTATTAGATTTATCTGATGATTTTTCTCTATTAAGTTCTTCTGACTTCTTGGCCCTCTCTGTGCATCCCATGCGTTCGGTGTCGGCCACATCTGTTCTGTCAATTTCTTTCCTCTCTGTCTTAGACCCACCGATATTTTCACTTCTTCCTCTAAAACCCTGCCCCCCTTGCCAGATCGGAGAG